TCTTCTGCAAGTTTTTATTAAAATGGGATCTTCTCATCTTCGTTTAATCGTTTAGCTAATGTTTCTACTACACTCTCTAATGTTTCAATTCTTGTTATCCATGCTTGATCAAATTGAATAGTATCAGGGGCAGTTGCAATTTTTACTATTTCAGCCATATCCTCATTTAGATCATTATCAGTTGATGTCCCTTCTAAATGTTTACTTTTACCATTTACTATAAAGTATGGGAAATCTCCTGGTTGAACTTTTTGAACTTCCAATTCATCATCTTTTTTTAATCCTTGTAATTGTATTTCTTCGTGTAATCCTTTTGAAGCATAAAATCTAATTTCTTCACCACGATTCATTTTAGCCCCATACATAATACTTTTTCCAAACTTCCCATCATATTCCTGGGGGCTATCAAAAGATAATGTTAAATTGTATGTTTTGTTTAAATCAAACTTTAATATTTCATGTTGACTCATTGTACTCTCCTTTTTATAGTTTGTATTGATTAGGTAATTCTTTTTCAACCTTCGATACTATTTTAGTTTTATTTGCTTTGTTATTAAATTCCCATAAATAGTTTAATGCACCTGATATAGTTGGATCATATCCATATTCTTTTAATTTATATGTAGGCTTTTTTCTCCATCCACTTTTAACATATAAACAATAAATATGTTTTATTGGATCTTTTGGAAAAATCATATCAAATATTTCTTTATAACAACATAATTGTATCTGATGTGTTGTCTTATATTCATTGCCTGTCTTAAAATCAATCATTGATAACTGTCCATCAATATAACATAAAAGATCAGCAGTACCTGAAAATGGGACATCATCGTGATACAGTTGAATTTCAGTAGCTATTGGAATTATATCTGTTTCTTCATACCAAGCAATAAATGATTGTATGTATTTCTTTATGTTATTAGGAGTATCTTGTTCTAGGTCCAGATTTTTATCATTGATTAATACTTCAAGCAATTCGTGTACCAATGTCCCATCATCTGCTTTTTTACCTACATACTCACATACTTTATCATAACCACCAAAGTTAGCTATCCATCTCTCAAACATTATCCCCTTGGATATAATATTTTCCATGGTAGTAACAGAAGGCTTCCAAGCCATCTTATTCATTGGATCAGGTGTATAGCACCTACCAACATTTGTATCTATTCTAAATAGTCTAGTTATTTTTTTATATTTATTTAGTTTCTTTTTTAATGGTGTCATCTTTTTCAATTGTAACCCCTTTCTTTGCTATGTTTGCTATTGATCTCATTCTTAAAACTGATTTTACATCTATGTATTCAATGCCCTTCTTCTCAAATAATCTCTTAGCAGCACGATTACAAGCAACATATTTGTTTCCTACTTTATAGTAATTTGCTTTCTTTGTTTTACTCATTGAATAATTCTTTCTTTTTTGCTTTTAATATATCTGATATTTTATCGTGATGCCAATTTGGAATACCAGGGATCTTCCAATGTAAAACAGTTTGATAATGGACTCCAAGTTGTCTTGATAGCCATCTCATTGATCTTTCTTGATCATTTAATTCTTCTAATAAATTCTTATAATGTATATGCATGACTACCTCTTTTAAAGGGGACACCAGCAACCAAGGGGTTCAATCAACAGAGTAACCAACTTTGTGGAAGGGGCTACTGGTGTCCTTGTTAAATCTTATAAAAAACTATGATAAACATATATAAAATATATAACACTTTACATCAAAATAACTAATTAAAATATAAATCAAAATACTTATTGGAAATATAAATAAAAAGGTGTTATAATTTAAAGCCTGTGGTTTGGGGATAATTTACTTTTGGCACAGGATCTCAACAAAAACAAAGGATTACCAAAAGGGATTTGCTAGATAAATCTATGGATACTTCGAGAGTCAGACATCCACTAGCTATGCATGACAATCTGTAATAAAGAACTGACAAGGTTGAATTAATTGATCTAAATTCAATCCCAGATATTGCCGAGAACTCAATGGTGGTAATAGTATTTGGATAGATAGGGATTAAGACTCTTCTATCCAAAACACCTCAAATCTAATAATGGTAATAATATTTAAAAGAAGTTTAAATTTGTTTTATCAATGTCCTCTCAGGCAGAAAGGGTGTGTTTTAATTAACATGCCCTTTTATTTTCAAAACACCAGCTCTAAATATAAATGAAACACCGACCTCAAATATAAATTAAAAATATTGTCCAAAAAAAAAACCAAAACACCGAGGCCAAATATAAATGAGATAAAATCTGAAAAAAAACGACTAAAAAGTTGAAAAAAAGTTGAAAAAAGATGAAAAAATGATCTAAAATGTTAAATGATATTGAGACTCATTCTCAATTAGCAAAGTGAAATTAGACATAATGGCATTTATCAGAAAATTACTTACGGGTAACTTACGAGTAAAAAAAAAGGTACAATTTTTTTCAATATTGAAAATTGAGATCTAGTAAAAAAATTTTCTATCTTTTAAAAACTCGTAAAAAAATTTTGGCATTTTTTATATGATCTGAAAAAATTAATGGCAAGTTTTATGAGATCGGAAAAAATTGATTTTAAATTTCATGTGATCGAAAAAATTTTTTCTGGATCTTATAGTATGTATAGGAACTAAAAAAAATATGGCTGCATACCAGGTAGAGCCCAGGACCTGGGCATATTTAAAAAAAATGGCTTTAAATATGGTATGAATAAGGCTTTTAAATTAAGTTTAGGTGTTTAGGTATAGGTTAATTCAGGATATCTTTAAGAGTTAAAAAAAAAAGGGGCTTTATTTAAAGCCCCCCTTTTATACATGCATGAAGTATATATTATTAATTAATCATCATATATATTAAAATTATCATTAAAAAATATGTTATATAGCCATGCTATGAACACTATTAAAAATATATAGCCTTGTATTGTTAACAAGTCCATAAAGCCCCCCTTTCTCTATTATAGCCATGAACAGTATTAAAAGTAATACTATGAAAGCATATTTAATCATCTTAAAAAATAGTAATAAAACATTTATAGCTTTACTTCTTGTAATTTCATAAGATATTAAAAGAAAAATAAATATTATTAATACATTAATTAATATCAACTAAACAAGCCCACAACATAGCTATACTAATTAATGGGATGAATGGCATAATAGGAAAGCCCCTTCCTAAGTGATTAAAAAATATTAACATTAATAGTATCAAGCAAAAAACAGGTGCTTTTAGCATTATTTTATTCATTTTTTCCCCTTTTTATTTAAATAAATTCATTGATTTTTTAAATGTTATTATTATCATTATTATTAATATAACTATTATTAATATATCCATTTTATTTAATCCCCTTTTTTATTTTTTTTACATTATTTTTATATAGTTTTGAAAGATCTTTATTTAAAATTTCCTTTAATTCTTTTTTATTCTTTTTTGTAAAGCCTATAAAGTCAATGTTTATGTTTTTCATTTAATCCCCTTTTTTAATGTTGAATAAATAGTACTTTATTTTTAGTTATTAAAGTAGTTTTTTTTATACCAGTTTTTAGAATTTTCTATTGTTTTAATTTGTGTGTAATATTTGTTATTATTTAAATGATATGGGTATTTAATACAGATATTAATATATTTCATTTCATTTCTAGACTCTGCATTATTAAAGACTCTTTCTGCTTGTTCATAGCTATCACATAAAAAAACAAGTTTATTTATTTTATTTTTAGCATAGCCCCAACCACTCATGAAAGAGTCTGTCATAGTCACATAATATTTGTTTGTTTTCATGTTATTCCTTTTATTTATTTAGTTATTGATTAGATGTCTTAAAATTACTACTATTACAAGTCTTGCAAGTATACCATGAATTACTTTTATTTGTATTCATTTTAAGCCCCTTTTATATTCTGTTTTTTATAACATTATAATATAATAAATATATGCTATACATAGGGAGTCTTTATTTAATAAGGATTAAGGGGCTTTATCTGGAAAAGCTAGGCCCCCCTTAGCATCAATTTACTATCAAAATGTATGATCTTAAATTATAGATCATAAGCCAGGCCACAGGCCAAACAACAAAAAGGGAGGAAGAGATCAAAACATTATTAGACATAATATATGTTATCAGTAATTCAATATGATTAAAGAAGGGATCAAAAAACATTAAGGGGGCAGGGGGTATGCCCTTCCCAACCTTATGGGGGGTACTAAAACACATAAAATTTAAACATTTACTTCGACCCTTATTTTTCCCCATTTGCATAAAATTTTAAATTTACTTAAAATACGATATGTCAAATTTGAAAAAAACTAAGAATTTACTTAAAAAAATAAACATGAACAAACAACTTGCCATAGATATGCTTGTATCTAACCCTAATATAACTCACAAAGAGGTATGTAGTAGATTAAACATAAACAAAAATAGCATAAGTGAATGGAGGAAAGATCCTAAATTTGTAGATGCTTTATATGAAAAATACCAAGTTAAATTTAATTACAATTTAATTAGAGTTCAGGAAGCTCTGTTAAGAGAAGCCTTGGAAGGTAATGTTCAGGCTTGTAAGCTGATTTTTGAAATAGCAGGTAAGATAGTTAAGAGGATAAACATAAAGATACAAGCCCCATTTCAACAATGGCTTGATGCTAAGGATGCAGAGATAGTAGATATTGAGAAGGAGATTCCTAATGTTGGATATACTCCGATGGAAATTATAAAAACAATTAAGGTTGACGAGGAAAGCCTTCCAAAGAGGAATAAAAGAAACGATAAACCTTTAAAGAGATCCATAAAAGAGAAAAAAAGGGTAAATAAGATTAAGAATAGTGAAAGAGCCATTAAGAAGAGGAAGAAGCAATATAGTAGTTGGTATCATTTAAGAACTAGGGCTAAAAAGGTAGGTTTAGAGCTATTACCACCTAGGAAGCCTACTAAGACTCAAAGAGCTAATTGGTTGTCTAAATTAAAGGAATTAGAGAAAGGTAAATAAATGAGATCTAATAAATGGATGATTGATGAATATAACAGGAATAGACATCCTGATGATCATATAACAACAATTGAAGAACTAGAAGAAAAGAGATCGGAGATGGAATGGAATACCACCAAAAAGAAGAAACTTACTGGGGATTTATAAGATTAATAACATATGTAGGAATTATAGGTTTTAGTATATTTTTTTGGTATTGGTTTATTACAGCAATGCTTTACATTTTTTAAGCTAACTGATTTTGATCAATTTTTAAAGTATTTGAGGATTCTGTTTGTTCAGGAACTAATATGCAATAACAATTTCCTTGACATACACTCCAACCTGTTCCAGGAAGCCCTCTTGCAGACCAATTCTCAAATGTATCAATCTCACCTGATCTTGTTATGCAATCATCGCATATTTTATGTCCTTGAACAGTAACCCACCTGTATGACTCTATGCTATCCCCATAAACATTAAGTTGTCCGAATCTAGAAAACTGATTATTTCCAAGTACGAGTCCTCCGATAATGGAATTCCTGAGCTGTCCAAAGATTCTTCCATTGGTGGCAAGGTCATTGGCGAGGAATCCAGAGATTGCTGCATCTGATATACCTGTTTCTCTAAGTATCGCAATCTGTTTATTAATTCGATTTGCGAAGAGTGCAATGTCAAATCCGATGGCAAGGGCAAGGTATGCGAGGAGTGATCTGTCCTCCTCCTCAATTTCCTCATCAATGTTAGCCAGAATTTCTTCAATTTCTTCATTTGTAATCTCTATTGCCATTTATTTTATTTTAATAACTTTTTTATGTCTAATTGCTTTCTTTAAAAGTTTAATTGCATTAATAGCATCTTGTTTGTTTATTCCTACCATTCCAGCAAACGAATCATTTGATGTGATAGTAGAGTTTATTTGATTCGGTGGATATATAAAAGGTCTAGCAGGGATTCTTCTTCCATCGCTATAATCTCTGAAACCAACTAATTTATTTCCTTTTTTAACACCAAAATGATTATTAGTAACAAACCCTTTTGATTGCCATGCACCATATTTAGCCATTGAGAAGCCTACTTTGTTTGATTGTTTAACATTTTTTACAGAATTTAATAAATTTCCTGTTTCAATTAAAGGTTTACTTCCAGAGATACCCTTCATCCTTCTTATTTTAAGAGTTGAACTTTCTAATGGTCTTAATCTATCCCCTCTGTAATTTTCACCTTTTTTAATTCTTTTTTTAATAATACTTGCAAAGTCCTTTACTTCATATAAATCAAGCATCATTTTTTTAACCAATTTAGTAATTCCATCTTTTTTAGCCTTCTCGAAATCTACTGTCATTACTATTTTACTTATCATTGGACTCCATTACCTTGGTTGCAAGTTCTCTTCCTGCTTTTTTAGCCTTAAGAAACTTTGGAACAAAAGATAAAATAAAACTCTCTGCTACTTCTTCTCCCCATTTTTGAGGATCTTCAAGTATGGTGTCTATGTTATCCTTTGGCAGGTCTATTTCAAAATCATTTATTGTTCTCAACTCTTGTACGAGCTTGAGTAAAGAGAGATCCTGTTGTTGTTTCTTCTTTTGTGCCATTCAATTCCTTATTTGATTCTATTTTCTTTTCTGCCTGTTTAAAATCATAATCTTTATTATATTTTGTATATAATTCAGGCAGAGAAGTCATGTTGTTTGCTAACATCCAATCATTCCAGGCTAATTGATCTTGAACTGTTTTTGGATATTCTATTTCATTAAAATCGATACCAAATTTTTCAGGTAAACTTATATTATTATAAGCAGCAATTTCTTTCTCTATATTATAAAAATCATGTTCATAACTTCTCCATAGTTCAATGTCATCAGTATAATCTTCAAATCTATCTAAATCTTTTATGCGAAGAGCAAGACCTGATGGTGTTTCTCCACCATCTTGTGCGAATTGCACATATAAATGATTATTTTGGGCTACAAGTTCTATTTGAAATTTCAATGATTCTATTACAGCCATTGGATCTCCACCAGGGGATACTATGTTAAATGTTGCACCTTCAGGTAGGTCTAATATTCTATCTGAACCCATTCTTTGCATGGGTTTATCTGTATAGACTCCTGTTGTATAAGCCTGGCCAAACATTTGAAATCTATGCCCCAATTGAAGCTCTGTCAAGGTAATACAGGCTTGCAAGTTTGCTCCACAAATATCAGAAGCTCCTTCTACAAAAAAATCATCTATCTGTTCTTCTTTATGAGTAAAAACAAAAGGGAGAACTCCATACCCATGTTCATATTCATCTATTATGTTTCCATATTCATCATAGTGGGCATAGATTGCTTCATCCCAATAAGCCCATTCTAATTTACCCATATAAGAAACATCATCGCATTTCATTAGAAGTGGATACATTATTGCAGATGGAGTGAAAGCATCTTTTAAATGCACATCAAAATAATAAACAGGTTTATAATCAAAATAAGGAGAACCATTATTTTCTTTATAAATAATTTGTGTAGCAACTGTTCCTATAAGCCTAGTCATTCTTTCAATGTGTTTGAACCTAACATCTTTTTTAGATGTTAATAAATCATATTGTTTATTTACTTTTCTTTTAGCCCCTACTGTATATATT